CGTAGACAAGGTGACACAATGGAAGGACCATTAACACTACATGATCATCCAGGTGATCTTGCTGGTGCTGGTACTCCAAACGGCATTGCAGACTTACAGGCAGTATCAAAATTATATGTTGACAGCCAGTCAACTGAATCAAGTGCAAACATTTTTGTAAGCACAGTTGGTAGCGATGATCAGAGTGTTGCACCTCCAGGTAAGGAAGGTAGTTCACTAGCATATGCATACAGAACAATTGGTGCGGCTGCACGTAAGGCAGAGCAAATACAAATTGCGTCACCATTTGAACCTGGTCCGTATATGCAAGACATTTTCACTTCACGTGTTGTAAGTGAAGGTGAACCACCAACAATTGAACTTTCACAAGTAACACAAACAGGTTTTGCTGTAGGTGCAGGACTAGGTGCTAGAGGCAATGCTAAAACACTTGTTGAAGCAAACTTAAACTATATTGTTGCTGAAGTAATTGCATGGAAAGATGCACAGATTGCAGGCAAACTAAGTTCAACAGTAGGCACAACAACTGTAAACTGGACCAACAGAGTTGTTGGAGATAGAGCATTAGAATTAGATCTACGTAAAGGTATTACAGCAGCATTATTAGATCACGTTGCTGGTACACTTGCACAAAGCCTTAGTGTAAGAGTTGGTGTTGAATTTTACAACGACGAATATACTAGATCACAAGCAGGTTTATTAAGAGACACTTATGCACATTTATTAGAAAGAGCAAGAACAGTTACAGCAAGTGTAGTTACTAACACACCATTTAGTTCGTTACAATCAATTTACACACAAGAACAAATTACGTATGGTAGTAATCAACCATCTAGTGACGAAGCAGGTAACATTACAGATAACCTAGCTATACAAAGAGACATTGTTACTAGCGGAGTATTTACAGCACCTGTAGCAAAAACAGGTAATAGATACGAATTGTTCTTTAGCAACTCAGTTAACGGTGTTACACAAGGTAAAGTAGACCAAGGTGATCCACAAAACAGAGACTTACGAGTAGGTAAAGTCATTAGAGGTAAGACAAGTGGTGCTATTGGTAAAATTATTAGATACTTCCCAGGTAATGATAACGTAAATAATCCTGGATCATTAGACGACTTAGCAGAACTAGAACTGTTATCAGCACAAGAGTTTACAACAGGTGAACAACTTGAAATGGGTAACATTGTTAACAATAGACAAATTACTGTTAGAATTGAAACTGGACAATACTTTGAAGACTATCCAATCAAAGTTCCTGCTAACGTATCATTAGTTGGTGACGAATTTAGACGAGTTATTATTAGACCAAAAGCAGAAGTTTCACAGTCTCCATGGTCAACAACATATTTTTATAGAGACAAAGCATTTGACGGCTTAACTGGTGGTAATGATAGCATTACTGGCGAAGGTGATCCTAACTTACCAACAGACGGTGAAGCATACGTTAATCCATTGTCAGGCGAAACAGATGGGTACTTTGGTAGACACTATCTTTACAATCCAAACAAAAACAAAAACGTCGACGACGGTGGCGCATTGGCAATTACTAATCCGGGTCAATATAACGATGCGGCTGTATTAATTGAAAAGAACAAAGACTTTATTATTGCTGAGAATATTGCATACTTAGACTATGCAAAAGCTCAAAGTAATGCTGGCGATACAAACTTTGCAGATTACGCTGGCGTTGTATGGAGTAACGCAGCAAAAGATAGATATAGAAGAACAGTTGGTAGTTTAATTGACGCTATTGCAAATGACTTACGTACAGGCGGAAGCACTAACACATTACACATACAAGGTAGTATATTCTTTGATGGTATAAACTTTGCAAATGAAGCAACACCAAGATATCAAAGTATTATTGCTGCAGGCGATGTAATACAAAGTGTTGTTATTAACAGTGCTTACAACAATTCATTATATGCAGCATACAAAGGTGCAGATCATCCTGATCAATATATAAATGCTAACTTGACAGGTGGCGCAGGTATAGCAGGTAATGGTAACTTAATATATGACTTATTTGAATTGCTTAAATGGGGTAACGACAGCACACCAAACGATGACTGGAACCCTGCTAAACGTTCAACAGCACTAGATGCGTTCTTAATGAACGATGCAACAATCCTACGTAATATGACTGTACAAGGTCATGGAGGATTTATGTGTGTGCTTGATCCAACAGGACAAATCCTTACTAAATCACCATACATACAAACAGGTTCAAGTTTTTCACAATCACTAAACAGACAAGCGTTTAGAGGTGGTATGCTAGTTGATGCTTTCTGTGCTAATACTCCAATAAAAGTAACTGCTGTTCAAGGAAACGGCTTTGAACTTTTAGTTACAGCAGAACCAGGAAGCGGTTTAGCAATTAGAAAACCACAAACACCTGCACCATTCTATATTAACGGTATTAGATACCAAGTAAATGACATTGTTGATTACAACGATGGTGGATTACTTGCACCAACAGCAACACTTATACTTGACTCAACATCAGGACCAGTAAGTGACGTAGATCCAGATGTAACTGTAGGTTGGGACACAGTTGAACTTCCGTTACCAGCAGGCGGCTACCCTGTTACACTACAAACAGCAGGTAACAGATCACAACTTGGTAACGACTTTACACAGGTTAATGACTTAGGGTACGGACTTGTTACTATCAACGGTGGTTTAAGTGAAATGGTTAGTATGTTTACATACTACTGTCACACAGCATACTATGCAGGTAACGGTGGTCAAATTAGATCACTAAATGGTTCAAACGCAAACGGTGTGTACGGTCTTGTTGCACAAGGTTCAGATCCAAACGAAGTACCAGATGATGTTGTTCTAAAAGACGACATGATGCAGAGTGCTAAAACATTCTCTGCAATTACAGTACTTGAATTGAATCAAAACATAACTGTAGCCGCAGGCGATACTATTGCTAATGCAGCTTCAACTCCAAGTGCTAGTGGTGCGTCAGTGTTTGCATCCGTAGGTAAGAAACTTTACTTAGACGGAACAAGCGGCAGTTTCACTACAGGTGCTAGTATATTTGTTAACAACGTAGACAGTGGTGCAGATGTAACAGATGTCGACACAACGGGCTATACTAACCTTGAAACACAGTTAAGTATGCACGTATACGACTTAGAACACATTCCAAGCAACAAAGGTGAACTTGATTATTATCACGACGATGGCGCAACTCCAACAAACAGAATTGCACGTTACGAAGTAGCCAACATTCAAAAGGTAGATGGTATTTTAGTTGATGGTTATACTATTGACAACACAGAATACACATTTACACCGGTTGCAAGAACAACAAACGCAAATGGTATTATTGGTAACGATGAATCAGAGCCAGTAAGCGAAACAACTGAAGCGGTTATTGTTGTAAGCAAAGCAAACAAAAATGGCGGCATATATGGCGTAAGTGTATTTGGTACTGAAAGAGGCGACCATTACAAAATAGGTGATACGTTTAGTATTCCTGGTACACAATTAGGTGGTACTAGTCCAGCTAACGATGCAACTGTTACAATAACACAAATTAACAGAAGTGCAGCCAACATAGACAACGGTATACAAACTGGTAGTATTAGAAGAATGACTATCAGTGGTAGTATTAATAGTATTGCAGGATTTACTCCAGAGAGAGATGGCCAGGTTTATAAATTAAACTTTAGTACATCAAATGATCAGTTTGATAATGATGGCTTACTTGCAGATATTCCAATTAATAAGCCAGTTGATATTAGGAACAACCAAACACACTTGTTTAGAGATATTGAAAGTGTAGGAAGTTTAACAATTCGTCCTAGTACGGCTGTTAACTTTGATGACGATCCAATTGATACTTATAGATCAATTAGTTTTGGTGTTAACAATAGTGCAGGTGCATTATTAGAAGATGACGAATCGCTAACAGGATTTGATGCTACATATGACTACATTGGATTATTAGTTGACGACACATATATTCAAACAGCTGGTACAACTGTAAACCCTACGGTAAGTTCAACAACACTAGGTAATACACAAGGCGATACAACTCTTGCTATCGGCGTACTTACTCAACTTAAAGATATTTGGAGATTGAATAACAACTTTGACACTGATCCACAGTTCCAAAGTATTCCTGCAGACGATACAGGTAGAGACTTTACTATCACTTATGAATTACCTAAGGTAATATCATGGAGAGGTAAGAAGCACATTGTATATAACTATAGAGAAGTTAAAATTGAAAGTGGTATTCATAATGTAAAAACTACATTTAGTGAAGATCACACATATGCTCTTGTTGATCTAAAAGAAGTAAGCGAAGTAAAACTTACTTTAAATGATAACGCAAGTTGGGAAAGAGATGTATTCTTCAACCTAGCACAAAGACAAGTTATTGTTAGACAGGTTGGTAATACTAGTGCAAACGGTAAAGTTAAAGTAAAACAAGTTAACGAACAAGTGCTTGATTTATATGACTGGTCAGGTGTTGCATTTAACACAACAGGTGCTCTTGAAATAAGTGTAGACGCAGGCGCAACTTATACAACAATGACTGACCTTGCAACAGGCCTAGTAAACATTGTACCAACACTAGTTGAAGTTAAAGACACAAACGTAACAGCCGTTGCAACAGGTGTATCACAACCAGTTACACAGGGCTTTAATTCCCCAATTACTCTTAGAGCAGGTTTACAAGATGGTGCTCCTGCTAAGATTACTATACAAATTAGTACATGTAGAGCAACAGGACATGACTTCTTAGACATTGGTACAGGGTCATTTAACCAAACAAACTATCCAAACGTTATTTTAGGTTTCCCTGCAAGAGAAGCAGATCAAGCAAACGAAATACAAGAACGTCAAAAAGGTAGAGTGTTCTTTGTAAGTACAGACCAAGACGGTTTCTTCCGTGTAGGTAGATTCTTTACAGTTGACCAAGGTACAGGTACAGTTACATTTGCGGCAAGTATTGCATTGAGTAACTTAGACGGATTAGGATTTAGACAAGGTGTTAGAATTCAAGAATTCAGTAATGACGACACAATGGCTGATGGTGATCCGGCGGCAGTACCTACAGAATTTGCTACAGAGAAATTTATAGAGAAAAGATTACACTTTGATAGAGACGGTGTAATTATTACAACTGGTACTATTGGCCCGGGAGCTATTGCTAGAGATGGTACTACTCCAATAACAGGAAATATCAATGCTGGTAGTAATAAGATCTACAATCACAGTGATCCGACTAATCCACAAGACGTAACTACAAAATCATACGTAGATGCTAGAACACCATTTGGTGATGAAGCAATTGGTTTAACTATTGCAAATAGAGTAAACAATGATATCTTAATGTTCAATGGAGGACTTTATGACAATCATACTGTTACAGGTGATGTTGTGTTTACAAGTAACGGTAGTAATGTTGCAACAGCGGCAATTAGTTCAGAAGTAATTGTAAATGGTGATGTTAGTCCTACAGCAGGAATAATACAAAGCAAACTTGATATGCAAGCGGCTACTACAAGAGCTAACGCTTCAGGAATAGCACAAAGTGATCTAGGACTTGCGGCATTTGATGCTGATGTCTTTACAGTAACAGATGGTTGGGTAACACTAGCCGCAAGTGCTGTTGATTTTGCTGACTTACCAGATATAGCACAAAACACAGTATTTGCTAGAAGTGCCTCAGGTACAGGTGATGCAAGTGCAATTAGTTTTGCAGATATTGTTAACACTGGTGGTTCGTTTACTACAACAGGTGTTGCTGATAGAATTGTTAAAACAGGTGCAGATGGAAGTATTGATGCACAGAAATTTAAATTAGACAATTATGATATCTTAGATCAAACTAACTTAACTATGACAATGAAAACACCAGGTGGTGCTACAGTGCTTAGTACAGTTGGTACAGTTCCAAGTAACACAACTACAACATTCCCAGGTACAATACAAGTAGGTAATACAAGTGCATCAGCTTCGTTCTTCCAACAGAACAGTAGCTATGGTGATCCAAGTGATGCTACACAAAACTCTCCAAGAGTTGCGTCAGACTGGATGTACACTTCATTTATTGAAGCGCCAGGAGAAAAGACTAGTTCAAGTACAGGTATTGGTATTGGAGCAGGTACAGGATTTAGTAGTGCAGGTGAAGTTGCTATTGTTGCTAATAATAATACAGCGGCAGTAGTATTTAAACAAGCGGCAGTAACTCCAAGTACTAACGGTGGATACGATATAGGTACAAGTGCATTAAAATTCGGTACATTCCACGGAACTGCCACAGCGGCACAATACGCTGACTTGGCTGAGAATTACTTAGCTGATGCAGAGTATGAAGCAGGCACTGTTTTAGTATTTGGTGGTGAACAAGAAATAACAACTACTATGCATAAAGGCGATAGAAAAGTTGCTGGTGTTGTTTCAACTAACCCAGCACACTTAATGAATAGTGATTTACACGGAGATTATGTTACAGCATTAGCACTACAGGGTAGAGTACCTTGTAAAGTAATTGGTGCTGTTGAGAAAGGTGATATAATTGTATCTAGTGCAATTCCAGGTTATGGTATGGTACAGAACGATCCACTGGTAGGAACTGTTATTGGTAAAGCAGTTGGAACTAAAGACGGAGATGAACCAGGGTTCGTTGAAGTTGTGGTAGGGAGAGTGTAATGGCTATTCAAGTAATTAATATTGGAACTAGTGCAAACAAAGGTGATGGTGATCCATTAAGAACAGCGTTTAAAAAGATTAACGAAAACTTTGCTGAGCTTGATGTAACGAATTCAAATAGAGATATTAACGGATCTGTATTTGCAGATGACTCAACACTATTAGTTGATGCTGTAAATGGAACTATTACAGCGTCAGTGTTAGTCGGAACACTGCCAGCAATAAACGGAAGCAATCTTACTAACCTAACTATACCAGCACAGACGTTTGCTTCACTTACAGGTACACCTACTACTT